ACCATATTGCCCGGACTGTCCCAACCAGTCATATACAAATTACCATTAGTTGCTAATGTAGTAATCTTCTCTGCACCATTAGACAATTGAATAAGTGGTACTCTTTGAATTTCAGTAACTTTATCCCACGTAAAATTAGCGACGCCGCCTAAATTACCTTCGTCATTGAATTGAATAGCTCTATTTGCTCCGCCTGGATTATCTGTACCATTTCCACCAGACCCCCAAGATAGATTGCCTAATCCATCAGTTTGCAAATAATAAGCATATGTGCCTCCAGGTATGTGCAAATTAGCAATGTCTGAATAGGTGAAGTTAGCCCCTGTATATAATATGTTACCAGACAAATCAATATTACCGTTAACGTTATTACCACTAATACCACCTGCATTAGCAATTGGGTCATACACTGTTACGCCTGGTCCAGCCCAAGTGAAAGGTGCAGATGAAGCTCCTAATTTACCTGCGCTATTGTTTCTTGCGGCAATAGAAACATAATATGTTCCTGGTGGCGCATCATTTACATCGATACGTATTGTTTCACCAGAAGCGAATGGAGCTCCACTACCTGAACTAACTGTTTTGTATAAGATATGTGTTGTTACATCACTGGTATAACCATAATTAAAATCCATATACAATACAGAACCAGAAGCAGGCACAGTTGCTTGTATGTTAAATGATTTAACATTTCCATTACTCAATGGATTTGTTACGAGCACAGGAGTGCCAGGAGCACTAATAATATTAGGATCTGTTAATCCTGTATTGGCTTCAGGAATAAAATCATCGATAGCATTGTCAGCATAAACAGAACTATTATATTCGAATGCAACAATTTTAGCACCTAATGTGCCATCTTCCATTTTTGCTTCTTGTACTTGACTAACTCTAAATAGTTTTCCGTCTGTGAACGTTGGTGCATCCCATCCATATTCTTCTAATGTGACACGAATAACATCGCCAGCTTCAATCTGAATGCCACTATAGTCAAGCATAAAGTTGACCGTTAAATCTTCACGACTTTGTAGTAATCTACGAACACCTAGATATACTGCTTGAACATAATTGTTTACTTGGGCATACTGAATTACTAAACGATTATCAGGCTCGTTATAACTCAATAGACTAGGATCATACCACGGACTACTAGGATCAGTTAAATCAACAACTCTAAAATCTGTTTGGTCTTTGATGTTAGCATTAGGATATTGAACTTCTAAGCTATTATAAGTTTCATTCAAATCAATAGGATTGATATCAATGCCACCTATCAATACATCACTATTCACGTGATATAAACTACTAGTCGCCCCAGTGTATGGTTTATTGATAACTACTTTCCACTGACCAGTTAATTCACTATACTGAAGCCAACTATCACACGCATCTACTAATTGCTGTAAATTACTTAAACAGTTGTTACCAGTATTCAATGGACCATTAATTTGATATCTATCTTGTGTAGTAGGTGGACCAGTAACTGGATTGTATGTAATTTGCTGTGCTGAATAAACATCTAGCGCAGTTAAAGATGCTGTATCAATTTGTGCTGATGGTATTCCACAACCATATACGTTATTATACATATAATCATATATTACTGCGCCAGGTGCTTTTAAAGGATTTGATAATTGAACTGTAAACTGATCCAGTCCAGTTGTGCCAGCGTCTTGATTATAATTTAATTTTACAACCATAAACGTAGTGTTAGTCATACTTGCACTGTCACCGCCATCAGTATAAAAGGTACTATCCCATCTTTGGTCTGCTGGAATTCCAGGATCACTTAAAATATCGATAGCTGAATCACCACCTGTGTTTATACCACTGTAGCTACCATTAGTGAACAGATAGATAAACATATTACCATTGATTGTTGTATCAACTTGCACAGGGTCGCTGTTAGTAGTTAGACTAATAACTTTAGCGGCGTCAGCACCAGTTCCAAACGTTACTTCTTTGCCGCCATAAAATATTTTATCAAACGTATATGTGTTTGGAGTTTGACCAGGCATTGTATTTGTAACTTCAGCCAACGTACAAACATAGTACATTGATTTTTGATCGGTAGTTAATTTAGCGTCTGTAATAGTCGGTGCAACAAAAGCTGATCCATATATTACAGGTAATTTGTTATCTGTAGCTGGAGGTATTTGAACTCTAGCACCTGCATTAGAAGTACCAGCGGCGCTAGAGCCTTGACGATTACCTATCAGCTTACTAACACCATTAAACAATACTGCTTTTGCCGCAAATGCCGCGACACTACCTAAAAACGTAAAGCCTGTAAATGTTGTTACTGCGGCTGCGATTGCTGTAAAAACTGCCATATTATACTCCTGCTACCCAGACTTCTTCAGTCTTTTTATAACCAAATTTAGTAAAATCTAAATCAGGACTGTTAACCATTTTAGTCATTGTATACATATTAATTTTGTTTTCATTAACTAACTCACGTGCTAATTTATTGTATTGTAAGAGTAACTTATAACCTGCACTAGAGCCACGATACTGTGGTTCTACCCAATACACTAATTCACGCAATACTTTTAAATTTGGATCCCATATGTTTTGGTCTTTTACACCAATTATCATACCAGCAGTATTTTTATCTTCTGCTATCAATGCAACACCTCCACCTAAAATAATATGATGAAATAATTTATTAATGTATTCTTCATTATTACATTCACGCATCATTTCGATAGGCGTGTTATTGCGAAAATTACGCAACATATCTACTACAGAAGGTAAATCAAATTTATTTGCTTGTCTTATTTTCATCTGTTAATAACCTTGGAAGCTTTCAGTTTGAGTGGTGATTTGTGATTCCTGTGCCGCGGCACTTGGATTAGTAGCTTTGGTAATAGGAGCTTTACCAAAGTCAAAGCTGTAACCACTTAAGCTGAATACATTATCCATTGAACTATCATTACTGTTAAATTCTTTCCAACTATTTTCATTTGTCTTTCTACCAGCAATACGATTTTCTAATACTACTTTAAAGCTACTAGCGTTTAGTGTGACGGTATAATTATCATCTTGGTCTTGTCGCTGTTCAGTAATATTGTAACTAGTTACAATACCTGTGAATCTATGCGCTGAACTAGTCAACACGTAATTATTTGCTACGTTACCATCACCGCCATAAAAGCCACGTATTATTTCTACTTTAGATCCACGTATTTTGCCATTAGTATCTAATACAGCATATATGTTATTTCCATCGATGCCACTTAAACTAATACTGGTATCAGCACTTGTCGCACGTATATCACGCTGTTGAACGCCTACTGCTAACAAACCACCTAATGGTGTGTATGTTGTGCCGGCAATAGTTTGATATTGATAAGCACTGCTAAAAGTATATACTGACGTATTTGCTACGTTAGCGTATTCGTTGTATATTGTTAATTTAACAAACTCTGCACTGTTTACATATGCCTTATTATTTGCTACTGCTGGTATTGTTTCCATTATGCTGTTCCTACAAATTCGTACAGTTTAAAAGAATCACTAAACTCAATCAATGCATTTCCAACAACTGTGTTATTACTTAATTGATATCCGCCTGGCGTCAATTTATAAATTGGCATATTAGGACAAAACATATTAAACTGACAAGCATTGCCAACAATAATGCCATTAGTAGCAACAGCGGCAGTAATAATATTTGGTCTATTAGTTGTTACAGTAACAGTTGATCCACTACCTCGTAAAACTTGTGTAGTGCTTGTGAATGGATAAGGATTTACATTGGACGCACCTATTTGAATTAAATCATTAGGTTCAAACAATACAGCAGTAGAACTAACACTAGGCAAATTACCTAATATCAATTGATCGCCAACAAAACTAGTTACAGTAACAGCAGATATCTGTCCACTAGTCATTGCGCCACGATATCTAAATATCCAACTCAATTGAGGCAGATTGCTAAAAGTAATTACTTGAGGTGTAATTCTATCTAATTTATCCAATGCTTCCATCAAATCTCTAGCTTCATTATATCTAAATCTATTAGGTATATCTAATGTAAACTTCCAGGGATTTTTCGTAGGAGTACCTGATACTCTAGGTATTTCATTTCTTGTATACTGAATGCCGACGACCTTACGTCTATCGATTTCTAATCCATTGCAGTAATTTAATATAGTTTGTAAACCAGACATTTTTATTCCTTATCTTGCGTATGACATTTCTTTTCTTGCCATCTCTACTGTACCAAATAATGTTTTACGATTTTCAGCAAATAATTGTGCGACACTCTTTGCATCAACTGCTGTTATATTATTAGTGATGTATGTATTATTTCCACCAGTAGCAGGGCTTGCACCATTTGGAATAATAGTTCCCTGTGTTTTAGGTATAAACAATTCAGGTCCTTTTTCACCAACGATACTAGGTTTATTTACAGGGGGATTACCACCATTAGCAAAACCAAATAAACTAGCAATACCGCTAAAGATGCCACCGAAACCGCCGCCACCTCCACTAAAGATTTTAGCCGCCGCGGCTTTCAATTCAATCTTAGCTAAATCTGCAATGACGCTTCTTGCTAATCCACTAAAACTTAATTTACCTGTATCAACAAATGTATCGATAGCACTATTCATATTTCTAGTAACGCTTCCAAATACATCGCCAGCCATTGTTGCGGCATTGGTAGCACTCTCTATGTATTTACTAAATGCGTCTTGCCAACCAGTAGCCCACAGTGTGCTAATCTCTAACTCACTTAGTTGCGCCTGTTTTAATTGCTCTGTTAATTCATAAACTTTTTTCAATTCAATGCCATATTGTTGTACATCGCCAATACCATCTTCAGTAGTAAACGCTTCTGTTACAGCATTAGCCATATCAATCTCTAACAATTTAATGTTGCGTATGATTTGTTCTTTCTGTTGATCGAATACTGACCTACCACGTTGTTCTTTACCGAACGCAATATCACCTAACTGTTTTTGTAAATTAGTAAACACACCACTAGTTACTCCAGCGATCTCTTGCTGTTTCTGCATTTGCTGTGTCATATATTCTAATTGAGTAACACGTGCCTGCTCAACTGCTTTTGCGGCCTGCAACTGCTCAATATTCTGAACTACTAATCCTTGCTGTATACCATACTCTTTGTTTACTGCATTAATTTGTGCTGTAATTTCTTTAGCTAATCCAAGCTTCTTCTCATCAGGAGTTAAATTATCTAGCTTATCTTGTAGTTGACTTACCGCGGCAACACGTTTTTCTTCTAATTCGTATATACCTTGAATTATTTCTCTTTGGTCTTCTGTTAACGATACTAAACTTGCTTCAAGTGCTAATTTTATATTAGTTTGTTTGTTTTGTTCTTTAAAGCTATCTGTAATCTTTTTAGCTTCAGCTATCTGTTTAGCAATTCCACTAGTGACTTCTTTATTTTCGCTAGGCATTTTTGCCGCAGGATATCGTTTTGCTAGTCTAGCAGTTTCGTCGCCTGTATCTGGACCTTTATATTCTGTTGGAGCAAAACCTGCTAACGCTTTTAGTTTATTGTATGCAGAACTTACAGCGCCTATAAATTCATCAATAATATCAACTTTGAAGACCGACAATATAATTAATCTAAGTGCTTCAAATACACCATATAATACGCCTACAGGTCCTAATAAACTAGGCAAGAACCTAGTAGCAAAAAGCTTAATAGTAACACCAACTTGCTTAAGAATAAACAAGAAGCCTTGAAATTTAGAAGTTAATGCTATCCAAGTGCCTATCTGCTTGCCACCTGCAGT